ATCCTCATGATGAGAATGAATATTTAACAGCGCTTGCAGATATAGTTGAACTTGATTGTAAGGTACTAGATGTTGTTCGACATATTATTCAACGTAATGTAGAAAAAGGATTATTACCAAATTTTACTTGTGGCATTGTTGATTTTGAACATTTATATAATACAGTTGGTATTATTGGAATTTATGAAACAATGAAAACATTTGGGTATATTAAAACTGATAGTCTTGGTAATACTTTCTACACAGAAAATGCAGATATCTTCGGACGAAGAATTTTTGAAGTATTACATCGTACTAAAGATGCTTTCGCCGCCGATAAAGATTATAAAATTAACTGTGAACAAATTCCAGGTGAATCTGCCGCAGCTAAAATGCAATTAGCAGATGAATTTTTCTTCCCAGACACAGTAGTAAAAGATCTTCCATTATATGGAAATCAATTTATTCCTCTGGGGATTAAAACAACTATGGCTGAACGTATTCGTATTGCTTCCTTATTTGATAGTTACTGTAATGGTGGTTCTATTGCACATTTAAATATTGATGCACCTTTTGATTCGTTTGAGAAAGCTTGGAACGCAGTAAATTATATTGCTGATCAAGGTCTAACATATTTTGCATTTAATACTAAAATTCAGGCTTGCGCGCATAACCACGCTTTTTATGGCACTAAGTGTCCTATTTGCGGTGGTGAGGTTGCAACTGAATATACAAGAATCGTAGGGTTTTATACGCCTATTAAAACTTGGAGTAAAGAAAGAAAACAAGAATTTAAAATGCGTCAATGGGAGCATGTAAATGAATAATTACATTATATATAAATATACTTCGCCAAGCGGGAAAGTTTATATAGGGCAAACTAGTCAAAAAATATATAAACGTTCCCGTGGCGGAGCGGGATATGTACATTGTAAATATTTTTATGCTGCAATTGAAAAATACGGCTGGGAAAATTTTACAAGAGAAATTTTAAAAGAAAATTTAACATTAAATGAAGCTAATTATTGGGAATAGTATTATATTCAATTTTATCATTCTAATGATAGAACAAAAGGATATAATATAACTTCTGGTGGTAATAATCATACACTTTCAGAAGAAGGACGAGAAAAACTGTCTGAAAAAATGACGAAAAATAATCCAATGAAAAATCCTGAGATTGCTGAAAAAGTCGCGCAAAAACGACGCGGCGTTAAATTATCTCAACAAGCCTGTGATAATATATCAAATGGACATAAAAAACAAGTAGAATGTATTGAAACAGGAGAAATATTTGAATCACGATAGGCTGCGGCAAAAGCGTATAAAGTAAGTCCTTCTGGTATTGGACGAGCAGCGATTGGAGAACAAAAAACTTCCGCTGGAAAACATTGGAGGTATATATGATGCACTTAAAAGGAATTATAGATTATGATACAGTAAACTATAAAGAGCCTTGTCTTACATTACTTTTTAATCATTGCGATTTTAAATGTGATAAAATAAATAAATGTCAAGTTTGTCAAAATAGTGCTCTTGCAACCGAACCTGATATTAATATTTCTTTGCAAGAAATATGGGGATTATATAAACAAAATCCATTGACAAAAGGTTTTTGCTGCCAAGGATTAGAGCCATTTGATTCTGAACGAGAACTATATGAATTTATAGATTTTATTCGTGCAGGCGTACAATGTAATGATACTATAATTATTTATACAGGATACGGAAAAAGTGAGATATCTTTACAACTAGATGTTTTAAAGAATTATAAAAACATTATTATAAAATATGGTCGTTATTTAATTGGATACGAACCCCATTATGATGATATACTAGGGGTCAAATTAGCATCAAATAATCAATATGCGGAGAAAATATCATGAGATTACATGTAACAGAAGATAAAGAATTAGCCGCAATGATTCGGCAAGGATTAAAGGAAAATGATGGTTATTGTCCATGCGTTTATCAAAGTAAAGATAAACCAGAATACAAGTGTATTTGTAAGGAAATGCGCGAAAATATACCCGTAGGGCAGCCATGTCACTGTGGCTTATATATAAAAGACGAGATGTAATATACATCTCGTCTTTTTTTATTTGACTTTTTTAAAAAATTATGATATAATAAATTATCAAGATAGGAGGATGTATAAATGATATTTATTATCATAATTTTATTAGGCATTATTGTATTTTTAGGATTAAAATTAAAAACAAAAATTACTATAGATAAAAGTATAGTTGATGAATATAATTTTACCATACAAGAACTAAAAATTTATTAGGATAATTTACATAATGAAATTAATAACTCTGAACAAAAGGCAAATCAACTTAATATATAGATTAAGTCATTGCAGTAGGAATATCAATCTCGTTATACAAATTTAGATGAACATTTTGAGCAATTAGCAATATCAAGAGAAAAATTATTAGAACAAGATTTTGCACGGCGAAAACAAGATAAAGAACAAGCGTTAGAAGTTTTATCTGAGAATTATTCTAATAAAATAGATGAATTGTCTAAAAAATCTCATGAATTATAGGAACAATATCAGAATTTCTGTAATAAAATTGAAAATGATATAAAAGATGAACAAGCTCGCTTCGATGCACTTTTATCACCGTTACAGCAATACGAAAAAGAACAACAAGATAAATTATTTTATACTGTTCAAATACCAGAAGAATTTCGTGCGGATATTTAGTATTTATTAGTAAATATTGCGCCACAATTAAAGCATCCAGATATTATCAATAAATTAATTTGGAGCGAATATGTGCGGCCATATCTTGATGCTGCATGTAAGCGTATAGGTATTAATAATGAACCTGGTATTTATAAAATAACGAATATTAATGATAATAAAAGTTATATTGGAAAAAGTACCGATATAAAAAAACGTATTGCAGAACACTTTAAAGCCGCGATTGGTATTAGTACGATAGCATGGCAAGCAGTTCATGATGCGATGCTTGCACAAGGCTTATGGAATTGGTCTATTGAACCTGTGATTTATTGCGATAAAGATAAATTAAATGAAATGGAAAAATTTTATATTGATTTTTTTAAGACGCAAGAATATGGATTTAATCGTAAAAACGGAGGTTAATAATGGAATTTAAAGAAATAAAATTTATTAAAGACTGGCTTATAGCATTAGTAAAAAATAATAATAACTATACGGCAATTCTTGGGAAAATTGGTAAGATTAAATTTTAGACAGAACCAGATACTATATCAATAACATCAAAGTATTATGAATTAATAGACGATATTATTAAAAGTGTATCAAGCAAAATTGAAATTCCTCTTATCGCACATAATGATAAATTATTTACAATAATTAGTTTAAATAATGAACAAGAATATGAAACGATTAAAACTGTATTAGAGGTAGTATTATGAGTGAAATAACTTTAACAAAAGAACAACTGTTAGAACGTTTTGCAGAAGCACAAAACGTTTCCAAAGAAGAAGCGGAAAAATTGATTGGCGGAGAAACAGCAGAAGATATTCTTGAAAATATTAGAAATTTTACTAGAGAAAAAATTCAAGAACAAATGCCTCCTATGAACCGCGCACAGCGGCGTGCATGGCTTAAAAAACATAAAAAGCGAATTAAGAGCACAGCGGAAACAATTACTGATACGGCGCAAAAATTAAATTATATTAGTCTTATTAAAAAGCTTAGAGAATTAAATGAACAAAAAGAAAAGGAGATTGAAGAAAATGAAAGCGCTACTAAAGACAACTGATGTATACCGTGTTGACACAGAAGATGAAGCAATGAATATGATTCAAGAAGCTAAAGACGGACAACTAGCACATGATTATACTGTTACTAAATCAGGTTATGTGCTGAAAACTAAAAAGTCTAAAGGAGAAATTGTAGATTCTTGGACAATAGTAACAATAGAACGAACTTTTAATGATTAAGGAGAAATACTATGACAAATGAAGAAATTCTTAATAGATTAAATGAACTCATGCCAAATAATCCTGGCGTAACTGATATGCAAGAAGCAATCAATCAAATTATTGCATTAAATGAAGAAACTTTAACACCTACAATGATGGATACAATTATTCAAACAATTAAACTAATGTTTAATGCAAATGTAACTACTGAAATGACAAATAGCGTAAAGCGTAGTCTACATGATCAGGGCCTTAACCGCGCTGATGTAGTGCAATATCTTGGGCATTTTGAAAATGATGTACAAACATTCCTTAATGACCTAGATTTAAGTATTAATAAAAGAAAAATTATTGATGCCATGTTTGAGCCTATGATTGAAACATTTAATTCAATTACAGAACAATATCATAATTATGACATTGTATTACCAATGACATTAGATGAAGGTGCAAAAGAGCCTACTTATGCTCATGAAACAGATGCCGCAGCAGACCTATATGCAGCTGATACTGTTGTCTTGCCCGCACATTCTATTAGCAATATGGTAAGAACTGGAGTTCATATTCAGCTTCCAGAAGGCTGGATTGCTATGATTTTTCCACGCTCAAGTATTGGCGCGAAAACTGGACTTAGATTAAGTAATTCAGCAGGAATTATTGACCAAGAATATCTTGGCCCACTGGGTGTGCTTTATGATAACATTTCGGATTCTGATTATACTATTAATAAAGGCGACCGTATTGCTCAACTCATGGTTATGCCTAGTTATCATTTTAAGGCTAAAATCGTTGATAAATTAACTCCCACAACACGTGGAGAAGGCGGTTTTGGCTCTAGTGGGAAATAATGCCCATTAATATTTATACTGTCACTAATCATTTAGAATCTGAGGGTTGGAAATTGATTAGTGACAGTTATAAAAATTTAAATACAGAATTAGAAATGTAGTGTCCTAAAGGGCATCGTCAATTGCAAACATACGCTAATTGGCGTAAACATATGATTTGTGAATAGTGCATGGCTGGTGATCCATATAAAATTAAAAAAAATAAAGTACCAATCAAAAAGATTGATACTACTAGAATATTAGCATTAGATGCTGCAACTGGAATTACCGGATA